GAAGAGATCTGAAAATAGGATCTAAAGTCACTGATGTTACGGTTACTACAGATCAGGGTGATCAATACCTCTCTGCTAAGTTTGGAAACACTGTTACATTTTTCAATGCGGGAGTGGCTAGAATTTTTACACCTGATCAATTCGAAAATGGTAAGATTACCAATTCGGATGGAAGAAAACTCCTCGATATGTTCGGTATTGACGAACAGAGATTCATTGAAACCTTCACAAAATACGATCCCAAGACCGCCAAAAAGTCTGGTAAAAAGGATGTTGTCAATCCGAGAGCCAATAAGAAGGCTCTACAGAGATTGTTGATAACTGGTATTGGTTATGGTTATTGGATGGTTCATCGAAAGGGTAAGAAAGTAGAGTTCTACGAGATGACTGCATCTCGAATGAAAAGGGCGTCTACGATCAAGAGTATCAGAATCCTCTATCCAAAACCGGGCGAGGCAAAAAGAATCGACATTGAGGTTGTGACACCTCTTTACATCTTCAAATTCAACATAAGAAATAAACAGGGTGGTCTCTATCCTTCTCACATTATGTGTGACTATAAACCAAATCCGGCGACAAAATGATAGGATTTAAAGAGTTTATAGTCGAGTCAAAGGCGGGCAAGAATGTCCATATGACGCACATCGAAGATCGTGTGGTCTACGGTGGTGTGACTGGTGCGAGAGATGCAATCGCTGCTCTTCGAGCGTTTCGCGATATGTTGGCGGGTCAGGGTAAGAGCCGATTCGATGTAACAGTCAAGTGGGACGGAGCGCCCGCAGTCTTTGCCGGAACTGATCCAAGTGATGGTAAGTTCTTCGTTGCAAAGAAAGGAATTTTCAATAAGGATCCAAAGGTCTACAAGTCAGAAGCCGATGTTCGTGCTGATACTTCCGGAGATCTTGCGGATAAACTCGTAACAGCGTACAATGAATTGAAAGATCTTGGAATCAAAGATGTGATTCAAGGCGATATTATGTTTACAAAGAATGATCTTAACGTTGAGAATATCGACGGTGAGAAGTACATAACATTCCAACCAAACACAATCGTCTATGCAGTACCCGTCAAGTCCGATCTAGCAAAAACCATAAGGAAGGCAAACTTAGGTGTGGTCTTTCATACAACCTACACAGGAAAATCCTTTGAGGAAATGAAAGCATCATACGGAGTAGATATTGGTAAACTTAAGAAAAAAACTTCTATATGGTATCAGGACGCAGATTACAAAGATCAAAGCGGAACAGCAACACTCACGGACACAGAAACAAAAGAGGTAACGGAGGCACTATCAAAAGCAGGAAAGATATTCCAAAAGATAGCGGGCACTACGTTGCGTCAACTCCAATCAAACAGCGAGCTCGCTGGATACATCGAGACCTTCAACAATTCTTTGGTGCGGAGAGGCGAGAGGATACAGAACACGGGGAAACACGTCAACGATTTGATCCTTTGGTTTGGAAATAAATTTGGTAAGGAAATCGAGAAGAGAAAGACCGATAAGGGTAAGGCCGGAGTACAGGCAAAACTTGATGAGGTTATGAAGTTCTTCTCAAAGGATAACAAAAAGAACTTGGATCTGGTCTTTGCTCTACAGAACGCACTCGTTGATGCAAAACTTCTTATCATTTCAAAACTCGATAAGGTCAAAGAACTTGACACTTTTGTAAGAACTCGAAACGGTTTCAAAGTCACGGGCAGTGAAGGTTTTGTTGCAATCGACAAGACGAACGACGGTGCCGTAAAACTTGTGGATCGTATGGAGTTCTCAATGAACAATTTTTCAAAGGATGTAGTCAAAGGTTGGGAGAGATAAATAATACAGTGAAATCATTTATACAGTACAACGAGGATAAGAAAAAGGAAGTGGTATTCACTTTTGGTCGGTTCAATCCACCGACAACAGGCCACGAGAAGTTGATGAACAAACTTGCATCGGTTGTGATTGGCAGCAACTATCGTGTGTACGCATCTCACTCTCAAGATGCCAAGAAAAATCCTCTTCAGTACGATGAGAAGGTAAAGATTATGCGTAAGATGTTTCCAAAGCACGGACGAAACATCATTCTCGATTCGCGAATCACGAACGTCTTTGATGTGGCCACTTCTCTTTACGATCAGGGATTCACTCGTATTGTAATGGTTGTTGGATCGGATCGTGTTGCCGAGTTTCGTAAACTTCTCAACAAGTATGTTGGAGTCAAGGGACGGCACGGTTTCTACGAGTTTCCGGACGGTATCGATGTGATCTCCGCTGGTGAAAGAGATCCCGATGCAGAAGGTGTTACAGGAATGAGCGCCTCTAAGATGAGAGCAGCCGCAGTTGCAGGTGACTTCAAATCCTTTTCGCAGGGTCTTCCAAGGTCTTATGGTGAGGATATGACACTCTTCAATCTACTTCGTAAGAGAATGGGATTGAAAGAAATGGTCAACTTTCGCAAACATATTCAGTTGCCTCAGTTGTCTACTATTCGTGAGAGATATGTTGCGGGTGACATCTTCAATGTTGGAGATACCGTTTACTCGGGTAACAACGAGATCACCATCGCCGAAAGAAGAACAAATTTCATCATTGACACCAACGAAAACAAACACTTCGTTGATAGTCTTTCTGAAGTTCGACAGGACAAGGATGTAAAGGATCGTAAAGGAACACAACCCGCAAAGTATTACGGAAAAGATGCCAAGGGGAAGGACATGAAGAAGTCCACTAAGGCCGCTCGAGCTCGTCACTTCGAGAAGGGTGCGAAGAAAGACGACGATGATCCTTCGGCATACAAAGCAGCTCCGGGCGACAAGTCCGCCAAGACCAAACCTTCGAAATACACTCAGGCGATGAAGAAGAAGTTTCCGGAGTTGTACAATGAAGAAGTCACGCCAAAACAACTTGCAGATCTTGAGAAGTTCGGTGATCGTCTTTTGAATAAGTTCGACATTGACATTGAATTTACAAAACATTTTGCGGATCGTATGAACGACAAACGTAACAAACCAGCTATCACAGTTCAGGAGTTGCAAAGGTTGTTCAAGAAGATCGCAAGGAACAAAGGAAAGAACATCAAGAAACATGGAGACGCCGAAGCAGTTCTGAAGGACATACAGTCCGATCTCAATCTACCTGTTGTGGTCGATTTTAAGAACGGAGAGTTCGAAGTCACAAACAAAACTATTATGCGTAAGAAAGATTTCAAAACAACCGATCCAGTCCTCGCCTATGAGGATCTGAACCTTGATGAGAACGATAAGGCAAAACTCTACAAGTTGTATACGAAGGCAATGAAACATATGCCAGGTTCTCCTAATCAGATGAAGATCCGTAAGGAGATTGAAGCACTTCGTAAGAAGATGAAACTTGACGAATCCTCCGCAGACAAGTCGATTGCAAAGAAGTCAAAGGCATCTGGTATCTCCGCATCCATACTCAAACAGGTTTACAAGAGAGGTGTGGCTGCATGGAGAACAGGACATCGCCCCGGCACAACACCGGAACAGTGGGGTCACGCCCGAGTCAACTCTTTCATCACGGGTGGTAAGACAAGAACAACCGCCGACGCAGATCTCTGGAAAAAGCATAAAGGATAATGAAGAATTTTAGAGAACATTTTGTATTTGAGTCCATAGTCGAAATGTCAAAGAGGGAGATTCCCTTTGTTGACAATATCTACAGGCCTGGTTCGGATCGTTACTTTGAGTTCTTTCGCGAGACCCGAGAACTTTGGTTAGAGGGAAAGATCGAACTCAACGACACAAATGTTGACATCATCAAGACTGACATAGGAGAGATCTCCAAGTATAAGGGATATGAAGTCACGTTGGACTGGCCAATGGTCGAGTCAATTGAGGATTGGAACGAGTCACTCAATGAAGAGGATCCAGAACTGAACAAACCCAAAAGAGGTGGCAACAAAAAGTTCTATGTTTATGTTCGAGATCCCCAAACAAAGAACATCAAGAAGGTTTCATTTGGGGACACAACCGGACTGAAGGTAAAACTCAATGATCCCGAAGCAAGGAAATCCTTTGCGGCTCGTCATAAATGTGACACGAGAGACGACAAAACAAAACCATCCTATTGGTCTTGTCGTCTACCGCGTTTCGCGAAATCTTTAGGTATGCAAGTTGATAATCCAAATGGATGGTGGTAGTTATATAGATTTCTATCATCAGGGACGGCACTTTCGCAAAATCTTCGCAAATGCGGAATCATCGGAGTTGGAATGGCATCGAGACGAAAACAACAGAACAATTCATATCGTTTTGTCGATGGATCTTCT